GGAGTATAGAGTTTTCATAGCAACAATGGAACAATTGATAAATGGAAAACGTGTTCAGGACAAAAAAGTTTAGAGAAGCAACATCTCGCGTAAAAACTCAAGACGTTGTTTCAGGAACTTTGGATTCTATACATCAGCACGTGGTTTCATCATTGCTTGACCAAAACAATACTTGTTTGAACGAACGTCGTACACTCATACTTGAAGAAATACAGAATATTGAAAAATCAGTCTTTCTTGAAGACGTCTTGAAAGTCTCGAAACTAAAAGACGAACTCAAGAAAATAGACGATGTTTTGGAAGAAAACACGCCTTTGGAATCGTATTATTTGAAGAACGCGGACATCATGCTGAAATACTACGGAGAGCAGGAAAAGACCGCTGTTGGAAACTCAAATTCGACGAATCAAAACACGTTTTTGAAGTTTTTACAGCAAAAGGAATCGGTATCAGAACCAGTTGTTTCAAAGAAGGATTTGTTTGACCAGTATGCTTCTCGTATGAAGATAATTACCGGATCTAGTAGCGAGCAAGTGTCTGTTACGAATGTGGAGCATTGCGAAAATTGTAATGTTTCTCGCGAAGAACTTACGTCCGAAGGTATTTTAGTATGTCCGGAGTGCGGTTCCGAAGAGTATATTTTGGTAGTATCGGACGTCCCGAGTTTTCGAGACCCTCCAAAAGAACGCAATAATTACGCTTATAAAAAGATCAATCACTTGAACGAAATTTTGAACCAGTTTCAAGCAAAGGAATCGACCATTATTCCCGATGATGTCATGCACGAGATCGTGTGTGAAATCAAGAAACGCAGGATTCAGAATGTAGCGGAGATGGTTGAGAAGGATATGCGAGAAATATTGAAAAAGCTGAATAGGTCAAAGTACTACGAGCACGCCACGCACATTCTTTCTAGGTTGAACGGAAACCCTCCGCCTATGATAACCCCTGAAATAGAAGAGAAGATTCGCGCAATGTTTCAGGAGATTCAGGCGCCTTTTCTGATTTATTGTCCCGACGAACGAACAAATTTCCTTTCGTACTCGTACATTCTGTTTAAGTTCTTTGAGCTTTTGGAACTGGACGATTACAAGGTGTATTTTCCGTTGCTGAAATCTCGCGACCGCCTTATTGCCCACGACGAAATTTGGAAGAAGATTTGCGACTATTTGAAGTGGGAGTTCATTCAGTCGGTTTAGCGACGCAGAGACTTCAGGAGACCCTTGACTAGCAGGGTGTACACGATGACGAAAACGACCGCGTGCGTTATCGCAACCGTAAGGGTGGACCCTCCGGGAGGGAGAGACACCAGGACGCCGGGAGTTAGAGCAACAAAAAGGAGGCCGAGGACGACAAGCTTCGTGTACATTTTATACACTTAAGAAGAGATTTTTTAAAAGAAGGTGTACTTCCCTAAAGCACGAATCAATGATGGAACTTGCCCGACTCCGCGTCCATAACTCAAATCCCCCCCGATATAGCACAAATACGGCATTCCAGGTAGATGGTGAGGCAAGTTTTTGGGACATTTCTTGTAGCAAAGCCCGTCTACTTTATCTTTATATTCATCTCCTCCAGGTCCAGGGCATATTCCTCCGTTATTGAGTCGCCCTCGAAGATTTCCGCCGCTGCACCCACACCCCTTTCCTGAAAAGCAATCTCCAATACTCTTGCAAGAAATAGGCTCTCTGCAAACCAATCCATCATTCTTCCATCCGTCGGGACAGGGTTCGAGCCCAACGACCGTTCCGACACCTATACCATGAGTTACGGCCCAACATACAGGTCCCACACCACGGTATCCATTGCGACACTTCACATAACACAATCCTGCGTCTAAATCAGGCTTGTGAGTAGGACATGTGTGTGGGGTAAACGAACCAATCTCGTACCCGCCAAGAAAGTTTGGAAGTGAAATAATAAAATCTTCTCGCGATGTCAAAAAATGTATTAAGAACAAAATTAGGGCCGACCATACAAGGATATCTATGAAGCCCATTATGTTCTCGTGTGATATTTTCACAAGATAAACATATAACTAAAAATTATGTGGGGACAGCATCTCGTGTTGGACATCGCACGCTGCAAGCCTTCACGAATTCGCTCTTCTAAAAACATTTATATGTTCACAAAGGAACTTGTCAAGCGAATAGACATGGTCGCCTATGGCGAACCACAAATTGTGATGTTCGGCACAGGAAACAAAAAGGGATACACTTTAGTTCAACTCATTGAGACATCGAATATTTGCGCCCACTTTGTAGAAGAGACGAACGATATGTATTTGGACGTTTTTAGTTGTAAGCCATTTAATCCGCTAGTAGTAACGGGAACGGTTGCAGAGTATTTTCGGCCTGACGATATTATTTTTCGTAATATGGATCGCCAGGCTCGCGAGCTTAAGTAATCACCAATCGTAGTCCTCGTCTAGAACGCGCTCAGTATCCGTATCGAACTCCTCGTGGTTTTCTACGATGCAAAACGCTATATTCAGAAAATCCTCAAACAACGACGACTTCATCTTCTTCGCCGGAGGGGCGTTTAGAATGAGTTCGTCGGATTCTCGTTCACGCTTCATTTGGTGCTACTTACTTATTTCCTTTTATTTAATCCGTTTTCAGGATTCCTACTTTAAAATTAATAAGATGGATCTTGATTTTATAGAGATAGGAACTTCTAATTTTTACACACTTATTCAAGAATGCGGAGATACTGAAACCGGAATATCTATAGATGCAATAAAGTATTATATAGATTGTCTTCCTGTTAAAAATAACGTTCGTAAGATTCACTTAGCGTTGACTGCAGAACGAGAATCCGATTTCATAGATGTTTATTACATTCCGGAAGATGTTATTGACTCAAATGGACTATATAATTGGTTTAAAGGATGCAATACGATTGGGAAATATCATCCGCTACATATACAGCATAAAGTTGAGCATCTTGTTCGTATTGAAAAGGTGCCTCTTCTTAATATCGACGAATTCTTGGTTCAAGAGAATATACGTAAAATAGGATTTTTGAAGATCGATACAGAAGGACACGAATGTGTCATCTTGAATGGTCTTTTCAAGTATTTAGAAACGAAAGATAAAGAATACTATCCTAAAAAAATTTTATTTGAGTCAAATGAGTGGACTCCAGTTGAAAATGTGGATGCAACAATTGACTATGCTATTCGTATTGGATATAGAGTTGAAAGCCGAGGATACGATACTATTTTAAAATTTGAAGCTTAAATACGGGGATTATGGATGTCCCCTTTCAGAACGCAGTCCCCGTTCTTGCCTTTGACGGAGCCGTGGGGACAAGGATGGTCCACTTTTGTGCTGGGGTTCTCAAACCGCTCCAGCAGAGGAAGTAGATACATGTATACTAAGTAGTTTGCGACTGAAAACACTAGGCCGTGAATGATGGCCTTTTCACGGAGGGATCCGCCAGGCGGGATATTGAAATGAACTCCTGGAACGAGAAGCATAAACAGGATAGCTTTGAGAAGAATATTGACCCACATTTATTCTTTATGAAGCATTTTCCTTGAGCGACATCGGGTCATATGTCGCGTGTCCTGTTGGAACGCAGTTTTGGTCCTCTGTCATGCGGAATCCATTGGGGCATTTAGGTCCATAATTTCCGAAGCGTTCGCGGTACGACCAGTAAATCTTCATGACTGCGGCCGTCGTAATCGCAAATAGAATCGCATGAGTTACCAAAATTGTAGCACGGCTTCCGTTAGAAGGAATACGGCCGATGACACCAGGCACAAACGCCGCAAAAAGAAGGGCCGCTAAGATACTAGAAACGAGGTCCATTTATTCATTTAGTGTAGAGGATTTATTGGGACACGAAGAGCAGGGCTTTGCGACCTTGATTTTGGTATAGTTGTTCGCAACAAAAAGTGCAACTGCAATAACTGCGAACGCAACGAGAATCCAAGACCACATTTGTGTTTACTATAGTTTTCATTCAGCGAGAGTATAACACACAGATGGGTATCCCGTTTTTATTCGCAAGTCTCGTGAGGTCACATAAAGGTATCACGAGACCTGTAAAACAACGACAGGATGTCGATGTTTTGGGAGTTGACTTTAATTGCCTGATTCATCGTTACTTGAAAGAAGAGAACCCAGTTGGGTCTGTCATTGAAGCGTTCGCACACATTGTGGAAAATGTGTGTCGTCCAAAGCATTTGCTGATTGCAATGGATGGAATAGTTCCTTACGCCAAGATAGTTCAGCAGAGGTATAGGCGTATGCGTATTAAGACAGAAGACGATAAAGGATTTGACAGAAACCAAATTTCTCCAGGAACTCCGTATATGAAAGAGCTGGAAGATGCTTTGAGAATAAAGTTTCCGTACGCCCAAATCAGTTCAACTGCTAAAGAGGGGGAGGGAGAGCATAAGCTTTTTGCAATGCTGAGAACCCTTCCTCATTTTGAAAGGCAAAATGTAAGTATTTATGGTCTAGATGCTGACTTGATTCTCATATGTCTTCAGCATTCTTCTCTGTCTTCTCAAATGACACTTCTGCGTGAAAGCGCAGAATTCAATGACCCCAAACTCGCTTCCGCAGAGTTTTCGGTTCTTCAAATCCAAACTCTTTTGGGAGAACTCCCTTTGCCAGTGGACCAGTATGTTGCCTTATGCATCCTGTGTTTCGGAAACGATTTCATGCCGAATTTGGGGATGTTTTCTTTAAGGGAAGGAGGATACGAACGTGCCCTTGAAATTTACGAGAAAGCGGGAAACCCGGACTTGTTGACATTTGAAGGACGAGACGCGTTTTTGGATACTGCCGAACAATCTGAACTGAAAACTTTGAAAGAGCGAATATCTTTGAGACGCAGACCGGAAGAGAAAGCACTGATGGGGAAAGCAGGCGAACATTTTTACAAGCAGTATTATCTCCATAACTTGGACGGAGTGTATGATACAGAAAAGGTGGTTGACGCTTTTTGGAAGACATTTCATTGGACACTTCATTATTTCCGGACAAACGAGCCTATCAACTGGGACTGGGTGTATCCATATCCCGATGCCCCGCTTCTTAAAAATATACTGGAGTATTCCGAAACGACTACTCACAAAAGTGAAAAGACGTTTGGAATTACGCAACAGCTTCAGTTCATTCTTCCTGCGAAATCTTTAAGAGCCGCAAGAAAGCTCGTAAAATTCCCCGACGAACTCCATTCCGAAACTCGGCATCCGTGGATGAAGCGACACGATTGGGAAATGAAACCCCGTATTTCACTTCCATGGAATCCAACTAATACTTTAACTGAAATCGCCCTCCTTTGAATTGCATCTTGAATGTTTTTGTCACAACCTCAGCTAGTCTTCCGCTAGATGTCATAAGATTCTGAGTTTGGGAATTTTCGTCTATTAATTCCAATACATTTGATTCCATTCGGAATGACTTAGTAGACTCGTCGGTCTTATGATTCCAATACTCCTCGTTTATTTTCTTCATTTCTCGAACTTCAGATAAGCGCATATAGCCTTCTCCGGACATTTCGCGTCCGTAATTCCGAATAAGATAGTTTATATATGAATGTCGAAATCCTAGTCCAGATGTATTTGTGGTAGCATTTTTATACGCTTCTAAACACGCACTTACGGAACCGGGTTTTGGTTTATTTAGACGATTATTCACCGTATTATGAGCTCGAACCACAAAGAGGAAAAAATCAAACTTGCTGTTTGCCCATTCTGGATGATTCCGAACATAATTTGCGTAAATTATTTTGAAATGCTGTTGACAATGCGGACATGTTATTGTGTCGCGGAGTAGGTCGACATACCTTTTCAAAATTTGCTTGTCCGTATTTGAAGGTGATTCGGGATATAATAAGGAAACCGAATGAAGCGTCATCCATCCGAGTGGACCCCATAAACTTGTCATCTCAATTACTTATTCAATTGAAAGAAAACCGGCAATTGCTCCGCCCTCCAACATATCTCGCATAAGAGAAGGAGGAGTGTTTTTGTTTTTTAAAAGTCCGTTCTTTTCTACGAGCATTTTCACTTTATCGTCGCTCATTCCAGCTACTTGTTTGCGTATGGTTTTACGGCGATGTTTTGCTCCCTTTTCTGTCATGATTTGAATCGTGTGTCTTTTCGACGTTTTCTTAAGAGGAGGAGACTTCGCAGGATCTTTGACTCCTTTTATTTTCAGTATTCCTTTCGGAAATGTCCGCATAGTCTTACGACGTCCTTTTCCAACTTTAGCTTCAATAGTAGGGGTTTCTTTCAATTGTTTTTCGGCGACATCTCCTAATTTTTGAATAAACACTTTTGGATTCGACATCCTCTCTTTAAAAACGAAACAAGATTACATTTACGACAAAAGAGCACTATTTAAACTACGATGGAGTGGAACGCTATTCGGTCGTATTTTAGCACGAAGGGCGCTTCTCGCTTGGTAGAGCATCAGATTGAGTCTTTCGAGGATTTCATTCGCAATAAGCTTCCACTCATTGTGTCTTCGACTGCACCGATTGTGGTTTGGCACGAACAAGACGAGACCACCAAGAAATATAAGTACGAATTTCGGTTGTCGTTTGAGAATGTCACATACATGAAGCCCCGCATCCAAGAAGCGACTGGCCGCGTAAAGCCGATGTTCCCGCAAGAGGCACGCATTCGTAACTACACTTATGCCGCTCAAATGTTCTGCGACGTTCGCTTTGTTGCGAGGGCTTACAGAGGTGACACTTTATCCGAATTCGACGAAGCTATGCGTGTATTTTCGGGAGTATCTCTTGGAAAGATTCCGGTAATGCTTGGCTCGTCTTTGTGTGTTCTCGGCGATTATCCGATGACTCGCGAAGAAATGGGCGAGTGTCCCAACGATCCTCTCGGGTACTTCATTATTCACGGAAGCGAACGCACTATCTTGTGTCAGGAGAAGGTAGCCGACAACCGCATTATGGTCTTCTATAACAAGAAAACCGCCGCGAAGTATACGTATTCCGTCGAAATCAAGTCGCTTCACGAATCCTTCACGACTCCTCCAAAGAAGCTCGAGATTCGCGTATCGTCAAAGTTTAATGGACTCGGATACCCTCTGATGCTATGTGCTCCTAGATTTCGCGAAGATATTCCTGTAATGGTCATGTTCCGAGCACTTGGAATGGAGACAGATGAGGAAATTGCTAAGTTGATTTGGGGAGAGAATATTGAGAACGCTGAACTTCTTGCGGCATCGTTCAAGGAATGCTCGGACATTCAAGTCTATACTCGCGAAGACGCTGTTCGCTATCTGTCTACCCATCTACAATACACGACAACGCATGAAGATAAGTGCGCTTACGTCCGGTGTCTTCTAGAATCCGAATGCCTTCCGCACGTTAAGTTTGGGGGAGAGAACGCAATACAAAGAACCATCGAGAACCGCAAGTGTATTCTAATTTCTGCGATGGTTCGTCGACTTATTCGAACCGAACAAGGCCGAATTCCAATTGATGACCGAGACGCTTATCCCAACAAACGTATTGTTACGCCAGGGTCTTTGCTGACGCATCTGTTTCGCCAGCTGTTTCAAAAGGTTTGTAAGGATATTCGGGGGAAGTTCGTTCACGAAGTCAACAATGATTCTTGGAAGAAGGGGACGCCGCAACCTCTTGACGTTCTGAATATAAACAATCTTTACAAGATTCTGAAAGTATCGACTATTGAAGGGAAGTTGAAGCAGGCACTCGCGACTGGAAACTTTACGGTTCAGGGTCTTGGACCTTCTGGAAGTTCAACCGCTTCGAATGCGACGAAGGTTGGTGTTTCTCAAGTATTGAACAGATTGTCGTACCTTGCGACTGTAAGCCATTTGCGACGAATTCAAACACCTGTTGAGAAGTCCGGAAAGCTCCTTGCACCGCGAAAGCTTCACGGATCAAGTTGGGGCTATGTGTGTCCAGTCGAGACACCAGAAGGCCATTCTGTCGGTATTGTCAAGGCACTTTCGATGCTTACGTCAATCACTCAGCATACGCCCTCAGCAGTGGCACTGCAGGTGATGAAAGGTATAGATTGTATTCGCTGGATTGGCGAAATGAATGACTACAATGGAACCTCAGTAGTACTCAATGGAGTCATTTTGGGGTACACTTCAGACCCTCTAAAAGTCCACGAACATTTGAAGAGGGCAAAGAAATCTTTCAAACTCCATATTCATAGCGGAATTTCATGGAACATTCTTCAAAGCGAAATCAATGTCGAAACTGACGGCGGAAGATTCGTTCGGCCGGTATTCCAAGTCAAGGATTCAAAGTGCATTGATGCTCCCGCTTCCAATACATGGAACGAGTGGGTCAGTAAGTGCATTGAGTTCATTGATTCTTCCGAATCTGAGAATGTCCGTATTGCGATGACTCCTAAGGAAATAACGAAACTGCACACGCACTGCGAAATTCATCCTACGATGATTTTGGGACATATGGCCTCCAGCATTCCAATGTCTGACCATAATCAGTCGCCCCGAAACACTTATCAGTCAGCTATGGGGAAACAGGCAATCGGCATATTTGCGAGAAATTATGCAAAGAGACTGGATAAGAACGGGTACATCTTCTGTCAGCCCCAGCGTCCGTTCGTGGAGACGAGGACGATGCGTATTTTGAAGACGGAGGAAATGCCTTTCGGGACGAACGCAATTGTTGCCATCGGGATTTATGGCGGGTATAATCAGGAAGATTCCGTGATTCTCAACAAGTCTGCCGTGAATCGCGGGTTGTTTCGGACTCTCTACTATACGCTCTATAAGGACGAAGAGCACCGCAATGTCACTTCGGGGAAGGAGGAAAAGTTCATGAATCCTCGGCGCGAAAACACGCGGGGATACAAGACATCATCGTATCATGCCATTCAAGAGAACGGCCATCCTACGATTGGGACAATGATTTCTGAGAATGACGTTGTGATTGGAAAGGTGACGAATTTGAAGCACGACACCAACGGATACGCTTATCGCGACTCTTCGACTACCCACAAGAACTCAGAGCAGTGTCGCGTCGACGGAGTGTGGCAAGACAAAAACTCGGACGGGTACCCTTTCGTAAAGGTCCGCGTAGTTTCCGAACGAGTCCCTGAAATTGGCGACAAATTCTCTAGTCGCCACGCCCAAAAGGGAACCTGTGGAATTCTGTTGAATGAGGAAGATATGCCGTACACTTCTTCAGGTCTGCGCCCCGACCTTATTATGAACCCACACGCCATCCCATCCCGAATGACGATTGCCCAGCTGATGGAGACGATGTTCGGAAAGGTTTGTGCGATGAAGGGAACGCTCGGAGACGGAACTCCATATTCCCATCTTTCCCAGGCGGATTTGAGGAAGCATATGATTGAGCTGGGAATGCACCCGTACGGCAACGAGATTCTGTATAACGGACAGACTGGCGAAATGATGGAGGCGGAAATCTTTATGGGCCCCACTTTCTATCAGAGACTCAAGCATATGGTCGCCGACAAGAAGCATTCGAGGGCAAGAGGACCTATTGTTTCACTCACTCGTCAGCCATGCGAGGGTCGGTCTCGCGACGGCGGACTGCGTGTTGGTGAAATGGAGCGCGATTGTATGTTGAGCCACGGAGCCGCGATGTTCACAAAAGAGAGGTTGATGGATGTATCCGATCCGTTCAGTACCGGCTTCTGTAAGTCTTGCGGCACGTTGGCAGTCATGAACCCAAAAGAGAACATCTATCACTGCGGATCCTGTGGTGTCCAGACGCAGTTTGAAATGAAGACAATCCCATACGCCGTCAAGTTGTGGGCACAGGAGCTGGAGGCAATGCACATTGTTCCTCGGATGGTGTTTGAGTAAAGACTTTAATACAGGTTGGTACAATCATACAAGAATGACGTTGTATATCTGCCCTACCGACGAACTATCTTATAAGCGCATTTCCCTACACATCGGGACACACAGATATACCGACTCAGGTTTCGATATTCCTATTGGGGCTTATCATGTTCCACTTTCAGTTCACTCACATTCTTTTTCACTAGGGGTTCGTGTTGCGGCTGTAGATTCTTGTGGAAAGCCAATGCCGTGTCTTCTGCTTCCTCGTTCGTCTATTTATAAGACTAGGTTTCGTATGGCAAACTCCATTGGACTCATTGATGCAGGGTATCGCGGCGAAGTTCAGGCAAAGGTAGATGTTTTGAGTCACGGCCGAGCAGATACAGATTCTCATCCTTTTGAAGATGGTCCAGACGGATCTCGGCTCTTCCAAATTTGCCAGCACAACTTCCTGCCTTGGAAGAATATTGTAATTGTTTCATCGCTGACAGAACTTCCTACTGCATCCGATAGCCGCGGAGAGGGTGGGTTCGGTTCTACGGACAATGTTACTAGTTCAGATTCATTAAGTAGACATCTGCATGGCGACCAAGGAGGAGTCAATTACATTCGTTAAAATATTTAGATAACGTAGGCAATGTATTACAATGTGGGAATTTATTGATAAAGTAGTCTATATAAATCTTGCGAGACGACATGATCGTAGGATTCATATGGAAAAATTCACTAAAACGTTTGGAGATAAAGTAATTCGATTCGAAGCTATTGAAGATACGAATGGAGCAATCGGATGTTCTAAAAGCCATTTATCAGTATTGAATATGGCAAAAACCAATAATTGGAGGAATGTTCTTATACTAGAAGACGATGCCGAATGGAACTCATTTGAAAAAGGTTATAAAGTTCTTGAAACACTTTCTAAATCTTTTTTTGATGTAATTATGCTAGGCGGAACATTTATATCTCGCGATTCTCAAACTTTGAAGCTAAATTCTTGTAAAACATCATCTGCTTATATTGTTTCTCAACACTATTATGACACTCTTATTTCTAATATGGAAGAGGGACTTGGTTTGTTCATTACGCGAGGATGGGAAGGTGGAACATTTTCGCTCGATACGTATTGGAATGCCCTACAATCTCGAGATACTTGGTTTATTGTTGACCCTTGTTTGGTATATCAGAAACCAGGTTATTCAGATGTATGTGGAAACGGAATGGATGTTGATTATACTGGTCTATTCACTCTACAATAAAGGTCGAATCAGAATCAACGAAATGGTGTCGTGAATGATAGCTCCCCAATACGCAGAATAGAATGTTGTCTTGAATCCGAAGACCATTATCACAATCAACACTATTGACCGCAAGAATGTATTCAATACTGGATTGGAAGTGGGGAGAAGAAGGATGTTCATTTGTGTAAAGGAGGGAATATTGGACGCGGTCGGTTGCGGGCATATTGTGTGAAAATATTTTCCCACTCATATGTATAAACACAAAATGGGCGGTGGTCTTATGCAGCTCGTGAGCTATGGTGCGCAGGACATTTACATCTCGGGCAACCCCCAGATTACTTTTTGGAAGGTGCTCTACAAGCGCCATACCAACTTCGCCGTGGAGGCCATTGAAGTTACCTTCAACGGCCAGGCCGACTTCAACAAGCGTGTGACTGCTGTGATTAATCGTAACGCCGATCTGATGTACAAGACGTACGTCCAGGTTGTGCTCCCCCAGATTGACCTGTCACCGAACAGCACGTTCGCCACCAACAGCAACCAGCAGGGTTTCCGCTGGCTGAGCTATATCGGTCACCGCCTGATTAAGCAGGTTGAGGTTGAAATCGGAGGTCAGCGCATTGACCGCCAGTATGGCGACTGGATGCAGATCTGGACACAGCTTACGACGGACGCTGGTACCGTGAAGGCTTTGGACTCTCTGATTGGATACACCCACGATCTCGCGCTCATGAAGCGCTCCACCGGTATTGCTCTTGATGCCACCTGCGCCGCGTCTGAGACGACCATCTCTTGCGTGCCTCGTAAGGGAACCCCCGCCAAGACGCTCTACATTCCCCTGCAGTTTTGGTTCTGCCGCAATCCTGGTCTTGCGATTCCCCTGATTGCCCTCCAGTACCACGAGGTCCGCATCAACGTGGACTTCGAGACGTGGCAGAACTGCCAGTACGCCGAGACGGCTGCAGGAATCCCCTTTACCGCGCCTGCGCAGTCCCTCGCAGCCGCCTCCCTCTATGTTGACTACGTGTACCTCGACACGGAGGAGCGCCGCCGCTTCGCCCAGCAGAGCCACGAGTACCTCATCGAGCAGGTGCAGTACACTGGTGCTGAGTCGATCACGAGCTCTTCCAACAAGATCCAGCTGAACTTTAACCACCCCGTCAAGGAGCTCTTTTGGGTCGTCCAGCGCGATTCGTTCGTAGACTGCTCTAACCCTACATGGATTGCCTCAGTCGCTGGCCCCCAGCCCTTCAACTACTCCGACGATTTCAGCACGGAGGGTCTGATTATGGGTCTGCTCTCTGGTGCTTTGGATAGCAACGCGAGTGGACCTTACAACAACGCTCAGAATCTCGCGAATAATGTTGTTGGTGCGAGTGGTGGTGTCTCTCAGGCCTCTGCCATTCTTGGAGGAGTTGGCGGTCTTACCGCTGTATCGTCTCTGTTCGGTGCCGACAGCTATGACAGGACTGGCGCTGTTGAGTTCGAGTCTGGTGTGAACTACCTGCTCGCCAAGGTCATCCTCGACTCTGGTGTCCGCTGTGAAGGCAAGAACCCTATTGAGGTCGCCAAGCTGCAGCTCAATGGACAGGACCGTTTCACGGAGCGTGAAGGTGCCTACTTCGACCGCGTCCAGCCCTTCCAGCACCACAGCCGCACGCCTACGACTGGTATCAACGTCTACTCATTTGCGCTGCGCCCTGAGGAGCACCAGCCTTCCGGTACGTGCAACTTCAGCCGCATTGATAAGGCGACTCTCCAGCTGACGGTCTCAATCAACACGGTTGTCGGCTCTCGCACGGCCCAGGTCCGCGTGTATGCGCTCAACTACAACGTGCTCCGCGTGATGAGCGGCATGGGTGGCCTCGCGTACTCGAACTAAGCGTTGTGTGGTGGTAATAAACATAAAATCAAAAAAACGGGAGAAATCCCAAAATTGAGCTTAGATTCCTAAATTCAATTTTGAGATACATATAAATGCCATTCATATGGAACAACTTAACGCGAGATACAAAAAATCTAATTCCAAGTGTTGGTATTTCATTGGGATGGAATTGTCATAGTACAACGATGGGTGTTCAAAGAGGACTAAGAGGATTAAAACAGAATGGGTACAAAACGTGTCCGTTTGATTTGATGGTGTCAAACTACGAAGGTATGATACAATGTTTATACGACGACTTTAAGGATTTCACGAATCCAGAATATTTAAAGCTATTTCCAGTCGTAGATCAACATTATTTGAAAAACTTTCCGAACAATACGGATGATTTGATGTTGATGAATGTCAAGTACAACTTCTGTCACAATCATGAAAGTGTTGGTCACGCAAATTTACATATTACAGAAAACTGGGAAGGAGGTAGAAGTCATTTTGTGGATAACAATTTTGAAAAATTGATTGAACGATTAAATCGTCGAGTCCAGAATTTCAGGGAGTATATGGCATCAGGAAATCATATCAATTTTTTAATAACAGATTTTGATCGAAATTTAACCGAACTACATACATGTATTAAAACAATGTATCCTACATTAAGTTATTCTATAATTCGATTCGAGCTAGAACATAGAGAAGATGAAACATCAAAAGATTATTTTAATAGACATATGGAGCTGTTAAAAGTAAAAAGAAAAATATAGATTTTCTAAAATAAATTTTAATGTTGTTATATAAATAAAATGCCACTGATATGGAACAAACACCTAGATTCTACCCCGAGAGAATTAGGTACTATGATTCGTTCAGATGGATTGCCACATAAATTAATTGGCGATAAAGTTGCACTTTCTCATTTTAATTCGCCGCGGTCATACGCAAGGTATATATTAGATCTAATTAATAAAGAAGACTTTTTTCGCATATATTTAAAAGATAAATCTAATTTAACCATTTTAGATCTTGGGGGAAATATTGGACTTTTCAGCATTTACGCATCCCCTTCTGCGAGAAAAATTGTAACAGTGGAGCCAACTCCAGCTCATCTTAGTATATTAAAACAGCTTACAAAAGATATTCCTGTTATTACAATCGTTGAAGCGGCAATTAGTCCAAAAAATGAACCTGTAGAGTTTTACTTAGCTGGATTTAATACAACTATGAATTCTTTATATAATCACTTTAACTCAGGAGAAAAAATAGTTGTTCCTGGGAAAACCCTCAAAACGATTATGGATGAGCAAAACTTAACAAGCGTTGATTTATGTAAGATCGACATTGAAGGTTCCGAAATGTTCGCAATTACAGACGAGTCTCTTGCGGAAGTAGATGGCAGAATTAAAACAATTTTCATTGAAATGCACCCAACCACTTCATCATTGGACGATAATATTCGTACAATGGGCGAAGTATTTACTAGAGCTGGATATTCAGTACAAAATGTTGGATGGGATACGATCATTGCCAGTAAAATATAACGAAATAAGTTATTGACTTATGTTTCTAAACGTAATCCAATCATAATATTTTTTAAGTCCTTCTTCTAGAGTTATTTTACACTCGTAGCCGTATTTGGTTTTTAAGTGGGTTGGATCGCATACCCAGTTCATAGAATCATGTGGCGATCCTAATGCCTGAGTTTGTATATAATCAACTTTACAATTCAGTAGGGTTTCTACAATCTCGACAACTTCGTGGTTTGTTCTCTGAACACCTATACCAATATTGACAATATCGAAAATCTCAGTATCCTTGTAATTCATTATTCGGATAGTAGCTTCAACGAAGTCATCGATATATGTCCAATCATGATTTGCACGATTCAAAAATTTTATATTCTTACTGAATAGTTTAGGGATAAACATACATTCTTTTTCATACGGTCCATAAACTGACATTGGACGAATTACTACAGTTGGTATGTTGTAGGTGTATGCATACACCCTTGCTAAAATGCTGGCACATGCCTTTGTTCCTTCATACATTGTTTTGGGTTCTAAAGTGTCCTTCTCTGTTATAGGCTGCGTTTTACGGCCATATTCGCTAGATGAACCGAATACAAATAGTTTTTTAATAGTGTTATTACGACAATATTCAAGTATTTTGTGTGTTAATAGGATATTTGATTCTACCATTTTATCAGAATCAAATTTAGCATTTTCAGTTGCAAGATGGAAAATAATATCTGGTCGAGAGTCATTCAATTTTATTGTAATATCATCTAGTTTAGATGACGTTGCAACACTATACCCCTCTTTTTCTAGTCTTAATCGTAAATTTGTAGCTATAAAGCCGTTACGTCCAGTAATAAAAATTTTCATTTATAATTATGCGATTCTAATTGTCTAAATTGGACTCACTTTATAGCAGAATACACGAATGTTAGAGTTATATTATTCAACTGGTTTCATCTCTCCATGTAGGCCAATCTTTAAGGTCATCTGAAGTAATAGGCCGATTATTTCTTATCTTATAAATGTTTTGTAGTTTTGGAGTAAGAATTTGAGTTGGAGATGGAAACCACGAAGCCCGATATCTAATATCTGCGTTCTCGAGTGGTATAGATGAGTAATTACTTACTAAATTTTTCCTAAATTCTCCTTCTGGACACTTTAAAGGAATTGGAACTCCATGGTATGATATTTTGGAATTTTCAACAATTATGGCAGTATTCCATGCTGGAGCCACAATATCTTTACACGTATTTGGAGAGTCTCCTATTTGCAGTGCTCCGCCGTATTCATCTTTCCAATCTTTATTTAGATAAACTAACAGACTAAATCGTCGCTGTACCCCAGACTCTCTATTTATATTCACATCGAGATGCGTACTTAATTTCCCATTTCTTGTCATAGCGGTTAAACCCGTCGAATAGTGGTAACTTGGGTCTATAAATAGATTATTGGTTCCAGTAATTTCTTCAATATGGCGTATAAACTCAGTTGTATGCGTTGCCTCGATAGTATTGACTATTGAGGGAATATTTTTGCAATCCCATAGAACAAATCGTCTTTCTACTGGATCATCTAATTGCTTCCACGGAGAATCGCCAACACCAGGTATAGGAAAATCATCATGCAACTTATTGGCCCAGTCTTCTTTAAAAAAATCTTTTATGATTACATACTTTACAGAACCAGAATTTATAAACTCTTTATGAAGAGAATCTATACGGATTGTCCAGTCGCCGAACATATCTTATTATTTTATTCATAGTAATACATTTAAATACGAATTACATATCTAACATCATAAATGACCAAGGCATTGATTATAACATATAGTGGATTTCAGGACCAAGAGGTTGTCTACCCCTATTATCGTTTGCTAGGGGCAGGCTACAATGTTGAAGTTGTTGCTGATAAGCGAGATGAAAATAACCGTGTATATGGAATTCTAGGAGTCAATATGCCTTGCCATATTCTTCTGAAAGATTTCATTAATAATGTAGATATGTATCTTAATACATACGATATATTAGTATTGCCTGGAGGGGTGAAGAGTTTGGAAAAACTCCGTCAGGTTCAACAACTGCTAGATTTTATAAACGCATGGAATCTATCTGGAAAGGTAATTGCAAGCACGTGTCATGGGGCTCAGCTATTAATCTCGGCACGAGTTGTTTCTGGTAGGAGTGTAAGCGGTTATTACAGCATTAAGGATGATATTAACAACGCTGGTGCTACGTATGTAAATGAGCCCGTTGTAGTTGATGGGAATCTAATTACAAGCCCACATTATGATCATATGGGAATATGGATGGAAACAGTTATCAAATCTGCCGTATAGTCAAAAAAAGAAAGTCATCGGAATAACCACTCATATGAGGGTAGACTTTATTTAAAGATTCTATAGTTATTATAGTGCCTGGTTTCATAACATTATGACGACTATTTTCAATATATTTTATTATATTCCCTCTAAGAATTATGATAATGTCGCTCGGTAATTTTGATTGAATCCAATCTAAACTACCGTGTTCTACAAAAAAATTTAGACCATATCTTTCAATAGAGTCGTTAGATTCTGAAATAAAAAGCCTAGTAATATCATCTGGAATATTCATAATATCATACTTATATTTCTCATTCTCACGCCCATAATTATCGCGTATTCTAATAATATCATTTTTATTTACAGGTGTTTCTATTTCAAGTAATACAACATTATCACTTAACGCATGAGATTGATGAAACCTTCCAGGATAAATCATTTGGTTCGATAATGGCCTTAAAATATCAGTAGTTCCATTTAAAAAATTTATAAGTATTTCTCCATTTATAACAATAAGTCCGGTCATTTTTGATGGATGACAATGTAAGCTTGTCATGTGATTTTTATTGATATGAAGTATCCAGATTGCAACATGTTCGTTTTCAAACGCCAGGTATTCAAACCCCCAAGGTTTTCTAATAACCTCCATATATCATAATTGTCGTTTATATTTTATCTTAATTTAACGGAGGATACATACTCTCTAATTTTCCAGATTTAATTTGTCCGCTTGATTTATCAACATGACTCATTACACGAGGGATGATTAACTGGTCTTTAACCATATTTATTTCTATTAATACTGGACCATCCTCTTCCAAAAGATTATCTAATTTACAAATATCATTGTCACATGTTAATTTTATATTTCTTATACCATAGGCACTCGCAATTGCACAGAAATTTGGACTTCCCACATCTGCTCCAAATCGATGTTTAAAAAGATTATCTTGCATGAGCCCCACAGCTAAATATCCTCCATTATTTAATATAATCATTTTAATGGGTATGTTATAAGATACTATAGTCTGTAATTCTTGAATATTCATTTGAAATCCACCATCTCCAGCAATACAAATTACTCTTTTAGGTTTGCCGCTCATCCATGCTCCGATTGCGCCTGGTAAGCCAAATCCCATTGAACACATGGCACTGCTTGTAAATAATCTATTTCCAACATTTCTAAGAGATTGCATTGTACATGTAAAACTTGTTCCCATATCAGTAATAATAGCATCCGTTTGTTTAATACAATTTCCCAAATGCTTTATTAAATCATAACTGTTTATCCCATCTCGACTCCGTGTGTGAGGCTCATTAAATACTGAGAGCGAGCCTTTAAGAACCTTTAATCTATCACTCCATTCATCTATATTTACTATAATTTCAATATTTAACATCTCTTCAAAAAATGAATGTAAATCATCTTTGCATTTTACATCTATATTAAGTGTTCCTTTATTTAATTCATTATCGTCAATATCAACCATGATTTTTATTGAGTTTTTTGAAAATTCTGAGGTATTAAATCCAATACATGGGATACTTAGACGACTTCCTAAAATAAGTATAGCATCTGATTCTTGTACAGCAATATTTGCGGCTCTTTCTCCAAACAATCCAAAGTTTCCGACATACAGCTTATCTGTATGATTGAATAAATCGGATGCATTCCATGTAGCTATTACTGGAATTTTTAACTTCTCAATAAATTTCTTAAAATGTTCCTCCGTATTTGAAAGATGAACGCCGTTTCCAACAATAATTAAAGGTTTTACTGCATTAGTTAGAATATTACATATTTTACTTACATAGTCTTTAGATTCATTATCTTTATTGGATGATATAAGAATATCTGTATTTTCTAAAATTCGTATATCATTTAAATTTAAAAATGACGATTGTATATCTATGGGAACATCAATCCATACTGGTCCCATCCGCCCAGTCGTTGCGTTTCTCCATGCGGCCCTAAGAATATTTGGAATAGTTTGGACATCATGTATTTGAACCGAAAAGTTTGTACAATGTTGGACTATTGGAATAATATTAACTTCTTGAGATCCTAATTGCCTTACATTTCTAGATTCGTTTATCATCGTGTGGTTCCTAGATATTTGGCCACTGATTACAATCATAGGAATACTATCTTGCCAAGCTCCTATTACTCCAGTAAGGGCATTTGTAGCGCCAGGCCCATTCGTCACTAAAACCATTGCTGGAATTTTCGATATACGTGCATAGGCATCGGCAGCCATAGAACATGCCTGTTCATGAAAATTAAATACAGTCGTTAATTTACTAGTTCTAACACTTTCAATTAGATGGGCACATGGCCCACCAGTTACACAAAAAACATTTGTTACGCCCATATTTTCAAAAAACTGAATAATGTAATCACTTACCTTCATTTACTATTTAAGCGTAAAGTACATATAGTAACGCAACGCAAATGAACTTCATAGTGGTGATTCATATGCCACATTCAAGTTCAAACGGAGGAACTACATGTGAATTTGAAATGGCAAGACGTATAGCAGAACACGGCTATGAAACAAAAGTATATTATCCATTTGATAGTGGCAGTGTAGTATCCGGAATATATGATAAGTTTGCTACATTAGAAGATGTCAATGATGATACCGTCGCAATCTATTGTGCTCATCGTATTGAGGATAATTTGAATCCATTGAATGCTAAGCGTGTTGTTCGTTGGGTTGCGTTTGGTCTCCAAAAAGAGCTTTACAATGAGTTTAAGGATTCAGACATCATTTATTATCATGCCCCATTCTGTAAGAATAACATAGCATCCAATAGGTTATTTTCGTGCTTTCTTTCTCCGGAAGTAAAGAATAGATATGAACGTCGAAGCATAGATTTATGCTATACGATTAAAAAAGGTATTCTGATGGCCAAAAACAGATATAGAATCGAGAAGAATGTTTTTCCACATACATTTTTTTCAACTGGTCCAATTTCATTTCTAAGGAGACAAACTGAACCAATGTTTTTGGACGGCCATAAGCTAGCATTGGATGACGCAGTTTCTATTTTTAACAAAAGCAAATATTTCTTTTGTTACGATCCGTGCTGTTTTCTTGTAATCGTTGCACTACTTTGCGGCTGTATAGTAATTCAAGATCCAGTAGATGGATACACAGAAGAAGAGTGGATGCATGCGGTTGGAATCCCAAAAAAACTAAATGGATTTGCATATGGGCTTGAAAATATTAAATGGGCTCAAAAAACAATAGGAGGAGCATATGGTCCTTGTATGGAATATGTTGCTCAATCTGATACAAGTATAAAGAAGTTTGTTCATGAAATGGAAACTGGCACATATAACAAAGAACCTTGTTATAAATACGAAGAAACGTACGCACCAATGACTTTTTTATTCCCTCATACCCTCGGAAAAATTGATAGAGTAGTATTCGTAACTGTTTGAATATATCTCTTCGAAGGGGGAATCCACTTAAATTTGTTCGGAATGAATGTAACCACACCATCTGTATAAGTTGGAACATTGTAAATAATATTATCTGTCGATTTCTTTATGCCCCAAAAGTATAAATCGTGAGAATAGGCATTATAATATGATCCATATTGGGCGAACGTTTGTCCAATATTAATAGATGCGTCAAGATCCTCAACTGTTAGGTTCTTATAGTAATCTGTCCAGCCTTCTACATTTCCAATGGTTCCGTAGGAATCCTGTGGACTCGTTCTGCGTGTTCCGTGTTCTGGCCGACCAGTCGACGCACACGTGAATATAAACAACCCTCCAGGCTTTAGCATATTTACTATTTTTCTAAATGAATCTGTGTATTCTGGATCGTGTTCGAAACATTCGGTACTAATAATAGTATCAAATGTTTCAGACTCGAAAGGTAAGGCAGATGTCTTGCATACAATCGTAACATTGTTGGCTTTAAATACGTCATTCCCATGATATTCTGAGTTATCAAACAGAAATCGGTTATTGCCGTTGATATCTCCGGATCCTACATCTAAAACCTTACCTCCATAAAAAAACTTCTGGAGATTCTCCTTAATAAATAATGTGAAACGTCGAGCCTGTTCGTGCATTTATAAATAGTTGAAAATTAATCTATAAATTAAAACGAGTATTTATAATATGATTCACTATTATTTGATTCATGGAATAGATCCTGAAAGAAAACCATTTATGGAGAACCAATTTGAAACATTTGGCGTTCCAAAGGAACACACCACATGGATAACATATCCGAACAAGACAGATCCAATTCCGACACATATAACTACAAATCCCTATGCTGTTCGAGGAATACTTTCATGCGGATACAAGCATTATTTGGCACTGAAAGATATTTGCGACAACGGGTATGAATATGGAGTTATAATGGAAGACAACATATCATTCAATGGAAATGTTCCTGAAGCTATTGCTAAATATATGAAGGATATGCCAAATGATTGGGATATTCTATTTGATTCTGATTTTTTTAATATTCATCATCTAGATTTTTCACCAAGTAATAGTACATCTGTATATAAACTAGAAGATCCAGACGGAAAAGGAACAAAGGGTGCCCATTTTTACTTATTAAAGTTATCATTTGCAAAAAAACTATGTGATATATTTTTACCATTTTATATGGCCCCAGATCACCATATGAATGGATTATTTACAACTTTAAGACCAAATATATATTGGGCAGAACCTCCGAATGTTCATAAGATTACGAGGTTATCTACATGGATGGATACTCCAGTATTTAATATATTAATAGGGGATAAAGTACATAGTTTCGCCCCAGTGAAACCAATTGCTAAAAAGAAGAAATTATCGTGGTTGAAAACAGAATAACCATTTCAGTTTAAAATATAATAGAATGGACGAACTTGCGTGTTCTTTTGTAGGTTCATTTGGTCTTTTGAAATCTGTCACGCGCCGTTCTCCAGTTCCAATATCGGACTTTGACGGACTTGATCCGAACTGGTATTCGAATTTATATCCCGGGTGTGTTCTTCACGTATGCCCTCAAGCTCTTCCGAATTTTGTTTCAAAAATTCTGCCATATATTTCAGTTCCTTTCAAGCTCTTGACGAACAATTCAGACAAAACATTACCTAGTGATTATTCTGTCGAATGCTCTACTATTCTAGCGAATCCAATGTTAATAAAATGGTTTTCGCAAAATTGGGAAACTGATCACGAAAAGGTTGTAAGAATTCCAATTGGAATGGATTATCATTCTTTGAAACCGAGCGGCAAGCCTAAATTCAGTTGGTCTCCTCCAGAACTTCATAGTTGGGGTGTCAAAAAACTCGCAATTGAGCAAGAACACGACTTGCTTTCGCTGAAATACTCGTCGCCTCATTTTTCAGAGAGACAGGTAAAAGCTTATGCGAACTTCCAGTTTTTGATGTGGACGCGGTATGGCAAGGTAGAAAGAAAAGACGCTCTTGAAAAGGTCCCAAGAAATCTTGTGTTCTATGAGCCCGTAAAGACTACTCGAGATGTTTGTTGGAGAAATATGGCTTCTTGCGCCTTCGTTCTTTCGCCACAGGGAAACGGCTTAGATTGCCATAGAACCTGGGAAGCACTATGCTTAGGGTGTATTCCTATCGTGAAATCGTCCGGTCTCAATCCCTTGTTCGACAATTTACCGGTTTGGATTGTTCAAGACTGGACAGAAGTCACAGAAGAGAACATGAAAAAAATAATAGATGAATTCAAGACCAGAACGTTCAACTATGAAAAACTTACATTGAAATACTGGCAAACAAAAATAAACGAAGTCTAACATAAATGCCGTCTAAAACTCGCAAGGTAGGATCTCGTGCGATGGTTATGCATGGAACCGCGGAAAAGACGAAGGGAGGATTGACGAAGGCGAATTTGAAGTACAATAAGGCAGGTCGTATTGTTTCTCGCAGAAAGAGTGCCACAATGAAGAACCGGAAATAGAAATATTTATTTTAAAAATTTAAAATGTAAAGAACTATCTTCTACAAACCAAACTAAAATATTCTGTTTTAAAAAAAATAACCTCGGCAAACGTTCGTTGACAAATGCATGAAATGGCAGATAGTCAGTTCTGCCACCTGTTAATTTTAGCATGTTTTCTTTAACATTTATTGGTCTATCATACGATACGCAGGCAATATAGGATGAATCCTTCCATACGTTTTGATTCGTTTCTAATATTGGCAACCAAACATTACTGAAGAAGTTTATGTAATCCAACATAATGGATGGCGTTGTCATCCAGTAGTTATGGAATATGAATGAGCTAGTATCTAATATACTTTTTATTTGGGGTTTATTCATAAACTTAAATAATGTAGGTGTAGTATATTCTATTTTAATTCCAACTTTTTTACAAGTGTCTGTTAATATACCCCTAAGCCCAGGTAAGGAGTCTACCCCTGAACTGAAATATGCCATAAATGCAACTACGCAATGTATCTTATCATTCGCGTTTCGTATAACTTCATCATATTGTTTTATACTATTTGGATAAAGCCTACACCCTTCTTTAAACCTCTCAGACAACTTATAAGATAAAATTCCAACATACTTTTTATCTTTCCATTCGTGGTATACAGACATAAGCTCGGTCGAATACATTACACCTTCCATTAAATGGCTCTGGTTTTTACTTGGAATTCTATAAATTCTGGCCCAACTATACCTATCAAAGTCTTCTTGTGCAATTCGTTCAGACGTATCATCATGGCAAACTATATAAATAATTCTATCGTCCATATTATATTTATAAACACTTTAAACGAACGAGACATAACACAGAAAATGCCAGAGTATCTCGTGGAGGCAAAGACGGTTCAGACCGGAGCCATTCGCACTTTGAAAGAGGCTCTAAAATGTATTTTGGTAGAAATGAGCTTGATTTTCGATAAGGACGGAATCCGGATGGTTGCGATGGACAATACGCGCACCGTGCTGGTTCATTTACGTCTTTATGCCGACAAGTTTGAGAAGTTTGCCTACTCGCATACATCTCCAAAGTTTGTCATTGGAGTGAACACCGATCATCTGTACCGGATCATCAAGACAGCCACCAATGACGATACGATTACGCTTTATGTGGACCAATCAGATCCTAATACGCTCGGCATTCTTTTGGAGGATGGCGAGAAGAAGCAGGTCACTCGGTACAAGCTCAATTTGTTGGACCGCGACGAGCCGGACATCCAGCTTCCCGACACGGAGTTCTCCGCCCACATCACGATGCCTTCTCTTGATTTCCAAAAGATTTGTCGCGACATGACTTTATTGGGGGCCAAGACGGTGGAAATCAAGAATGTTGGTCCTTCTTTGACTTTTTCTTGTAAGGGTCATTTTGCTTCTCGCACCACCGTGATGGGCGATTCAGAGAACGAGTTCAGTATCCAAAAGAAGGCCAGTGATGAGATTGTGACAGGCACATTCTCGCTCCCTCATTTGGTTCTGTTTACCAAGTGCACGAATCTTTGCAACAATTTGGAAATTCATATGAAGAACGACTGGTTCCTTATGATTCGGTACGTCGTTGCGAATCTCGGAGACATTAAGCTTTGTTTGATGCCTTGCTCTACATAACTATAGATGAGAGCTCCAGCCCCTCATGTAGAGAGACACTCTTGAAATAAGACCCAAAGCCATGCACACTAACGCAGTGGTTTCGGCGACTATATAATAGTTGACGAAGTCAGATGTAGAAATGTGTAAAATATCTTCAACGAGAGTGTAGAAAGGCGACGGGGCTTTTATCAAGTCCTGTTCTGCCACAATGGAGACGCACACTTTCAGGAAAAAATGCTGGACCCAAATCGCGAACATCACGCAGAACATAAGTAGCTGTAGCCAAAAGTTGGGATACACGATGTGAGATACCACGACCATCATTGAGGATGAAGAAAACAGAATGAAATGGATGGAGGCCATTATGTACCCCAATCCTTCGCCCTCAATCGTTATCCACTTGTACAGAAATGCAATCAGCTGTTTCAGAAAAACCGCCGAAGATTCAATGTACGCTTGCTTGTCAAACTCAATCTCGATTTTCATTGTAGGGGGTCTTAGATAAATTATTAAAGGTTTGGACGTATGTTCTACTTTCGCCGATATGTTTTTGACTTATATTTACGAGATTTCTTCCGAAACGTCCTCAGTCTTCTTCCTGCTTTTGGTTGAGGCATATCAGTAGGTTCATCCTCGCTTGGTTGAACTGGAGCTGATGGAGAAATGGCAGCAGAAACGTCTGAAACATCAGATGCCGCGTCTGGTCTAACAATCTGCTCTCCCGAAAACATATACTGAAATCGAACTCCGTCTGGGAATATGTCTCCTACAAAGGTATAAAAATTACCATCTCCAGAAAATCCAGGGTTTTTCATTCCACGTTTTCGTAATCCTCCAAACACCAGCATTCCCATACATTCCATATGCGGAAGTCTCCCTCCATTTAATGTTTCTGTAGGAACTACTAGTTTATTCGGCATGTGCGTCAACGTGTCCGAACTATACTTGCTTTTCGCAGAGTTTTGGAACAATCCGCCATACACTTTTCTCACTGAATCGATATTATACGCTCTTCCAGTATTGATTTCAGGGGTTTTTTCCATTCTTAAAGGTTGAAACCCAGGATGGGACAGAGCTGGAGGAAGTAGAGGAATGAAATCATATTTCTGAACGACTCTATCTAAGGTTACAAACCCACTATCTAAAAACGAGTTGAACCTATTTCGGGCTACATCGTTTATACATGTGGGAGACCCGAATGTAACAAGATGAATCGATTGTATTCCCTTCAGTGTTTCGTGCGAACGCATTTCGGATATCAAAAATGTGGTGAGAGTTGCGAAAGCCGCACCAAGCGAGTGTCCAGTTAAAAACAAACGAGTGGGCTTGTAGTCAGAAACTGCCTTCATCAAAAATGTCCAAGCTTTTGAAAGGGGCTGCATAAATCCGTTCGCCACTTTTCCGCTGGTCTTGGGTATTTGAGGATAACCTGGGAAAACATACGAGCTTAGATCCGTAGCTCCTGTAAATAGTGCCGATAATGTTCGAATATCATCCTTTACATTTTCAACGGTGCTCGATGGCTTGAAACTAATGATTAAGTCGGTGTCTAGAAACATTGGTCTACTTGTTTTCGCCTTTACCATATCTCCGCGCGTAACTAGGAACGTAACGTCGTTTGGCGTAGATACGTATCTACAAGGAGCAATCCCCTGCTGGACTGACGGAGTTATGCAGTAACTTGCCATTGGCCGTTTGTCCTGGTACAAGCCTGTAGGTCCCCTTTTCATTGTAAATATTCCTTGATTGATCCCTGCTGCGGGAGTTCCTTCTGGTCCATGAGCCGTCACTTGAACGTGATTGTGCGCTCCAGGAGATTTCTTTTGAGCAGAGTAACTCTTGTCAAGTGCTGTTATCTTATTATTCAAACTTTCGCAATATGCTTTGTTTGGAACTGAAGTTGCCCAGTCAGGACCCATTATCAAATCGTGAACGATACTAGTATCTGCTGTCGCAAACCTACACAAAATCGCCATATTTCGCAAGGCCTCGTCGTAAACATCAAAAATAGGGTACCCTGTTGTCGATTTCGTGTATTTAAGTTTTTCGTCGAATCCAACAATGATATCTTTTGTTCCAGTCAAAAGAGAGCGCAAGGTTGTATCTTTCAATACCTTTTCGCGGGGTCCTGGACCTCTAGTGGTGAGTGGAGGAGCAGGAGCAAGCATTATATTTATTGTTTTTTTTATTTAGGTCTTGACTTGTGAGATGTATACGTAACGTCATCTCCAATCTTGAATCCCTTCATTCGCGCGTTCAACAGCGACCTTTCTGATGCACTTGTTGTAGCGTTCCATACTTTTACGATTGAGAACGGGCCTTTTGGCGATATCGTAATCCCTGCGAGAGTTTCCTTTTTATTATTCAAAAGTTCGTCAGACACACAATTTACCATAAGGTCTATGAATGTTTCGTACGAGGTGGTTGCCTCTATCTTTTTGGACCAAGACCCCCCATTTTCGTGCTCTGGCGATTCCCAAATTGGCGGAAACCCTTTTTTCATAAAGAAGAACATTCCCGATTCCCAGGCATCTTTTGGAATAGAATCTGCAACCGACCAAAACTGCTGGGGGGTAGACACATCAGCCACCCTGACGTAACTTTCCAAAGAATAATCCTTATTCTCCGGATCATGATACCACAAAATCCAAGAGTACTGGAATTTTGTGGTCTCAACTTCCCCCATCTTATAATATATCAACACTAGTTCGTGTAAAATGGAAACGTTTTTCACGCTTGATAGTAGGAATAAGTATGGCACTCACTTCGACTCAAATTTATTCTGTGAGAGGATGTGATAAACTTCCGCTTCCGCAAGTCGTTCAGGACAGCATTTCGAAGCTTCGAGTGAAGCCAATGGCTTTCAAGCCATTCCAGAAGCCTCCGTCCAGAACAATATACTCTTCTCGCCGAAGCGACAATTGGCGCGAAAAAGCTTTGGTCGATATTGTTCGACGCGTCAAAGAGCGCGAAGACCCGGAGTATTCCGACATATTCAGTATCATAAACAAAGTAGCGGCATCAAATTTAGAAAAGCTGTCGAAAGACGCAATAGAAAGAATCAAAAAGCGGGACGAAACGTTCCGGCTGCGCATCGCCACTCTCATTTTTGACAAGGCAATTACTCAGCACGCCTTTTCCAGCGTTATGGCCAATATGGTAAAGAATATCGTTTCTGAAATCCCTGAATTGAAAGAAGACATTCAGGCACAGGTTTCTATCTTTCCGAAACTTTATAATCTAACGGACACTCTCACATTTCCTTCAAGCGTTGAAGCAGATTTTGACAATAAAGTCGTGGAATGGATGCAGCAGAAGGAAAAGCGTAAAGGATACGCGAAGTTCATGATGGAGCTGTGTGTCCGCGACCTAGTCAGTGACGAATGCGTCCAAACAAGTTTGGAAAACGTCATTGAAGAAATTCGACATCTAATTCGGCAGCCAAAAACAGAACAGATTGACGAAAACGTAGGACAATTTGCGGTGTTCTTGTATGAATCCGCAAAGCTTTCAAAATCTGACTCTCTTAAAAAATTCATGGCGAAATCGTTAACGTCCATTCTCAACCATCCTCGCGAGTTCGTTCCGTCTCTTTCTTCTAGATGCCGATTCAAGCTTGAAGACGCGTTAAAACTTACTCAATAAGAGGAGGAACTAAAGTAAATGGCCCTTCCGTCCGCAAGCGTTCTCCTCCGCGCGTCGCAGGTGGCAATCGAACAGGACAAACCTATTTACCTTGATTACTTCCGCGACAGCGTGGAGAAGAAGTGCTGTATCGGGGTTCAGCCCGATAACACAAAGTATCTTGTCAAGTCCGACACTGAATACACTTCCACCATCCAGAACGTTTTTAAGTGTGAAACGTGCTATATCGTGATGACGGAGAACTCTTTGTATGTGGTGTCCACCGAGATTCCGATCAAGAAGATTGTTGCCCCATCTACAGAGACCCAGTAAAAACATACAATGGACCTAATGTTCCCTCCGCCCCACTACGTTCTTTTCGAGCCTCTGAATGATTCGGAGACTCTGCAAATTTGGGACGCATACAAATCCAAAAACAAGGATTCGTGTGAGTTTGAAGTCGTAGATGCCGCCACAATTTATTCTGTTGAAAGCTTCATTCCTTGGTTCGAAGGATGGATGACTCGTAAATCGTCCGCCCGCATTCGCGTTCTTCTTGTTCTTCATTCTGAATTCTTGACGTTTTCGTGCCAGCAAGTTTTGAGAAGATCTTTGGAGCAACGTTCGTTCAAGTGCCGAGTATGGTTTCATGTAGAAGACCCTACACAAATCCAACCTGCTATTTTGAGCAGATGCGTTGTAAAACGAATTCCAACTCATATTCACACTCCAAACATAAGAACCTTATGAAGATTAACGTCTATACCGATGGGGCTTGTACAAAGAACGGCCACGCGGGAGCCAGAGCGTCCTATGCCTACTATTTCCCGGAGCATCCGAATCTATCGCACGCAGACAGAGTTCCAGAGGATCAGCCGCAGACGAACAACCGCGGCGAACTTTCGGCGATCCTCCATTCCGTGGACAAGACTATCGCCTCGTTCCCTTCCGCTGAGGTGGATCTACATATATTCACGGATTCCGACTATTCCAAGAATTGCCTGACGAAATGGGTTTCTGGGTGGATGAAGAAAGGATGGAAGACTGCTGAAGGAAAGCCAGTTGTAAATCGCGACCTAATTGAAGAGATTTCTGGAAAACTGGTTGTATTCAACTCTTACTGCATTACGCATGTGCCGGCACATACTGGCGGAACTGACGAGCATTCGAAGAATAACGAGATAGTCGACAGAATGGCAACAGAAATTCTTGGAGACCCCACTGAAAAAAAGAAGATTGTTGCGACTGCAGGGTGTCCCCTCCAGCTCATGGGTCCTCCTATTGAAGAGAAGGAACTCGCGAAATGGTGTTTGGCAAACTTGGATAAAATTGATTCAGAAGCATTGAATTCAGCTTTGTTATCCGCTTACGGCAAGACGTGTAAGAAAAACGGAACTGAAATTGTCAAGGAAAAGCTACACAGAACCACCCGGTATCGTTTAATCGCATCTTCACATATTGTGACAGAAGTAATTAAAGAAGAATGAGTGTCACTGCCTACCATTTCTGGTCACCTACGTGCGGACCCTGCCAGGTCATCAAGCCATCTATTGAAACTCTGAAGGAGGATTTTGAGAATGTAATTTGGGTCACGGTGAATACTCACAACGACCCCAATAACTTTGTGTCTCAATTAGGAGTCAAGGTTGTCCCAACAATCGTTGTGGTTCCTCGCGATTCGTTAGGAAATGTGATTAATCCCGACAATCTTCCTCGTTATTCTGGAACGGATATTGCATCCTACTATCGCATTCTTAAAACTGGAGTTCGGGCTATTACTTCGTAGGCTGAGTCTCCACAAAATACGGCAAGTGAGTTTTTGATGAACTCCACACAATAAGCCAACCGGTTACTCCTAACCCGGTTCCAAGGGAAACAGCCGCCAAATCGTTCATCAGTGGAGTGCTGAACAGAGTTCCGTATGAACTATTCAGGACTTGTAGGATGAGAGCCACTATCATGAAAAAACATGAAAACCCGCGAGTAGTTCCATTCACTGGCTGAACAATTATATCTTGGAACAAGAAGCCGACCATCGCAGAAGTTGCTATCGTTAGCATCGTCAATTGGCCTACGCCTCCACTAATGGCTCGTTGAATACCGAACCCAAGGGCCATAGATAGAAGACCTACTATCGTGACAATAGAATACTTGAATTTTTTAGCTCCCATATCAACGAGAACAGGAACAACCATCAGGATGTATGGAACGAATACCCCAAAGAATTGGGATATCTTTGATAAGCCGCTCTTAGCGGTTTCCCCCGAAATAGTTGGCATAGTCGAAGACCCCGCTGGACGAGTCATGAACATAAGAACCAGTGCTGTGGATATAGAGAGTATACTATACAAAGTGCCTGGGATAGTAGTTTCCTCCATCTTTAATAATACGAAATACAAAATAGTGAATAGTTACAAATGAGTTCTACTGCCACTTCTGTAGAAACCCCTGCATCTCCGAGTACTCCAGTAGTAAAAAGCGCAAGTCCAAAGCCGGCAGTTACATTTACCGAAATTTTGAATATGATAATATACACTGCTTTGTCCATAGCAGCCGTGTATTATGGGTGGACATACGGATTGCAGTATTCACTTCATTATTGGATGGTGATACAAGCGTTTGGACAGCGCATTGGAAAAATGTTGTGGGAATTCATTCAATCCTTTAATTCAACTGCAGCAGTGCGCACAGGAGCAATGAGAGCTTACCGCTCTTAGAGAACGGCTCTTCGGTCTCGAAAGCCCCAATCACTATCCGGCATATCAGCATTCAAATTGCTCTCTCGAGTAGTTTCCTCTAGTTCGGCCCTCTTTCGCTGACGTTCATCCTTCTCTTCCTGAGTAAGTTCTACTCTGGCCTTCTTTCTGTCAATCATAACCCATTCATCGCGTTCTCGCTCTTCTATCAAGGGACTTTCCCTTTCTTCGATATACGTTTGCTCTTCCTCGTACGAATTTTTCAACGAAGTTAAGTGCTTCGTATACTGAGCGTTTCTTTCCATAGTTTGCTGAGCTTTGGCCTTTCTCTCGGTCTCTTCTAGTTTCTCATTCTCGGATTTTTCATTCCATTCGGATGCCAAACTAGAGAAAGACCGAGCTGGAATAAACAACGATTTCTTGGAAGAAGACACGAATTCCGGGAAATCAACTGGGCTGTTAATCTCCAAAACCTTTGCGACCGGATTCTGATTCCTCTTTGAAGGGGGAACGTAGCGGCTAGACATTTTAATTAAGATATTCAAATTAATATCGGTTAGTTCCGTTTTCAAGATTGAAAACGAACCTAAACGTTTTAAGATAATGTAATCCAAGATGACGTTCGGAGTTGTTATTGCCCTGAACGGGCACATGAACGATGTTTCAATTCCTGCAAACACCTCTGACGTTCTTGAGTGGATTCGTAGGAAATACAAGTGTCAGAGTATCCAGTTCCAAGGAAAGCTCCAGGATCCCACGAAAGAAACTCGATGGATATCCGTGTTTTCTTCGACGGACGGAGATGAAGAGAACACACACATTCTCCCATCTCCGCTAGATGAAGACACCTACACTAGCCAAATTGTGGTTCTGGCAACACACTCAGACAATCAAGATGCATATGAACCTTCCATATCCGCCTACACATCCCTAAAAACGTCTGATTACGAACACATATACCAGGAATGGACATTCGCAATAGACGAGGATGATGAAGACGAAATTGGGTCTGAAGAAGTCCAAGACGACGAAACAGAAGTAACGGCTGTGTTGGAAGAATACGAGGAGATTGTTCCAGTAGTGCCAACAACCCGTATTTCAAGACCTCCTACTATTAAGACAAACGATGTCTTCGTGAGCTGTGCTATTCGCGAAAAGGTGATTTCGAACTTTGCCGAAGTGTTCGGGTCTGTAGATATGGCAACCGAATTTGAATTGTACATTCTGCAATTTCTTGTTGAACTATCGAAGAAGGAAGGAATTGACGTTGATTGGGCAAACAAAACCTTCTGGAACATGTACAGAAGCCGCGCGATTTCACTTTACGAGAACATTTTGGGGGAAGAAAGCTACGTAAAAAACGATGAACGCCTCCTTGAAAAAATCAAATCAGGAGTTTTAGGGTTGAAAACAGTTGCGGAAATGACATCTATGGACATGTGTCCAAGCAGATGGAAGGATGCTATCAACAAGATCATCGAGGACGAAAAGAAGTTGTACGCGAGCCAGCAGAATGCGTCTATCGTTATGTGGTGCTCGAGTTGCAAGAAGAAGACGAAGTGTGATTATTATCAGCTTCAGACTCGATCAGCGGACGAACCAATGACGACATTTGTAACTTGCCTGGAGTGTGACCGTCGATGGAAGTTTTAGCAGTATTGAAACCGGACCTATGTGTTGGCGACTGCCCTTCTACATGCACGCGTATGGGATCGAGTCCGTTCGTAATATTCGGCTTGCTTAATTCCGGAGTCGTGTCTCCAAATTGTTTTTTAAATAATTGTACAACCGATTCCGGTATTTGAGGGCTGTTTTCGTGAAGTCTGTCAAGCTGGTCTCGAACAACCTTGAGCATATCTTGTGCCTGAATCCGCTCCTGTCTCGGAAGCGAAAGCTCAATCATAATGAACCTGTGTATTTTGGAATACGCAGACGATGTCATGCGGTGAGACTCTTTGCGAGTCGACCATCCGAAATGAGACGCCAAAGTGTTCAATACACTGACAGTTAAACTCAACATTCCAATACCCACACTCGATGCAGCCGGATCATTGAATAATGCCTGAGAACCGATAGATGCAGTTCCAGCTACCGTTGATAGAACTATTGTGGGGATTGCAATATAGTTGTTCAGGTTCGTGTACCTTTTTTGAGCTTGGGTGTGTAGCCACGAGTAACAAAGGGCTCGCTCCCCTTCTTCAGAGAGTATTCTTTCAATCTGTCCATTCCAGTTAATTTTTCCCGGCTTCTCTTCCATTTACTTTAGAACAAAATTTTAACGTAAAGACACAATGGGGCTTAAGGATATTTTAAATAGCCATAACGTCGAACTTCCCGACGACTTCGATGAACGCGAAAAGCTCGTTATAAAATGTCTGCGACGAGACCCCGATTGCGATTCGGCTTTGGCAGAATACAAAAACAAGGTTGGTGGAGGCGCGAAGATTCCAAGTGCTCTTTCATCCGGAAACGTAAAGCTTCCGAACATAGATAGCGAAGATTGGCTAGGGCCTAGAATACGAAACTTCTTAGACCTTATTACGTCGCCAGCAGCAAGAGGTATCTTGAAAACTCTATTCATGGTTATATTCTTTGTGAGTTATTTGGAATCTATTCCTGTCGCCGGAAATCTACTGAGCGTAGCTTTGGATGTAATGATAGCCGGAAGCAAGATGATGACAAAAGTCATCCAAACAAATATTCCACCTATGTTTGGTCTTCTCCCAATTCCGTATGCGAGTATGGTTGGATTAGTTGTTTCGGCGATGTTTGGAGCCATTGTGTGGCCGATTATCGCGATGGTATGTTTTAGTCGACAGGATTTCGCAGCAAGCATTGAATCATACTTGCGTGTCATTCCTCCTCCCTTTGGCTCAACTATCGCAGACATGTTCATGGAAGCAAACAGAATGGTTGCCAGAATCGATTTGAAACGTCAAAAGTTGGCATCGGATATTGCGAACGCACTTCGAATCATAGTTGAAGTTGTTTCAGATATCAATAATCAAATCAGCAGCAATTTTGAAAAGGCCAATTCTTCGATGGGAAATATTGGTGAAAAAATAGACAGCTTCTCGAATAAAGTTCAAAGCGCGGCAAATGTGAATGTTCCCTCAAAGGACCCGTCTTTGAACGACGACCAAATAAATGAGAGGGCCGAAACTCGAGCATCAAATCCAGAAAAATACGGATCGCTAAATCCCGATCAAGATTATGCCCAAAGAATGAAAGTAATAGAAGCGAATAAAAATAAAATGGGAAGTGGTCGTGGAAAACGGCTTTCAACCAACAGACGCAGAAAAGTAAACAAATGGAAGAAAACGCTACGAACCAAGTAAAGGAGACATTAAAGACGTGGATTTCTCTGGACGATCAGGAGCGTAATCTACGCAATCAAATCAAGACACTTCATACCCAAAAATCAGAACTTTCTTCGAACATTTTGGGATTTATGCGCGATAACGGAGTTGATAACTTTTCATTGGAGGGAAATGGAGTTGGAAACATTACGCGAAGTGTTCGCACAAGCCGTCCGCCTCTCCGCCGTTCAGATTTGAGGACGCGTCTTCTAATGACATTTGCCGACGAGCCCCAAAAGGTAGCCGAGTTTTTGAGATCCATTGAGGGAATCCACGAGGGCGATGAGAATATGTCTGCCGGAGGGACACAGCGAGAACTTCTCGTGCGTCGTCTTCCTCGTCAGCGCACAAGCATGAGCATTAGTTGAAATACTCGATCGAGAACTTGGCTGCTATTTGTTCGGCCTGTTTCTTGGTGGAAGCAGTTCCCTGTCCCAAGATTTTCCCTTCAGAATTCTTGATTGCCATGGTATACTTTCCGTTGTCGGAGGATAACATGGTGTATGTAGGGGTCAAATGAAATCTAGCCTGATACATCTTTTGGAACTGCTCCTTGTAGTTCCGGTTATTCAACAAAACTTTTGGAATGTCAATATACATCTCAATCAGCGAAACAATGAACCCATACACGACCTGGAAATTTTGGTCTGTGTCGGTCCATAGCGCACCAATGAACGCCTCCAAAATATCACCGAGTTTCTTCAAGTTCGTCCGTCCGCCGCAAACTTCCTCATTGTGTCTGGACATAATGTAGAACTTATCCAGTCCGATTTTTTGGCTTAAATACCCCAACATCTCGTTGCAAACGATCTCTTTCTTCAAGTCTGTTAGGAATCCCTCATTTTCAGTCGGGAAGCGGATGGATAAGTATGTCGAGACACTGGCGCCTAGAACCGAGTCTCCTAGATGTTCTAGCCGCTCATACGAATCGTCGAATAATTCAAGAGCGGATTCAGGTCGAGAAGCTAGTTGCGTTGCTTCTCCTGTTGGCGTGGTGTATTCTTTGCGCTTTACGTACGATGAGTGGACCATCGCCATCTGGAAGATCTCAGGAGATCGAACTTTAACTCCCGAACATCCGTGGCTTGAAAGAATCGCTTGGATGTCCGATCGGGCGAACAAGCGATTGTTTGTATTGTACGGATTGTATAGAGCCATTTAGTGCTTCGTGAGTCTTCGTGTATTTTGATTCCGTTTTTTATTTCGGCGTTTTGCTCGCTTATGTAAGGTTCGTCCGCCAATAGGTGGTAGTTGTTGTGACATCGGAATAGTAGGTGCTGATCTATAGTATTCAGGTCCATTGATTTTCGCTGTTGCTAAATCTCTAAAAGTTCTGTAATCGCTTTGAGTGTTAATATCTTTTGGAAACCATTGTCGACTTTCGGAAGAGAACGCTGGAAACTTTAATGGCGTAAACCCTGGTCCAGCAGTTTTTGAATAAAAATAATCAATATTTTTCTCTAATGTAGCAGTACCACTTAACATCCTCAATGGAAGAGACCCACTAAAATCCTGTAATAAAGGCGTTAGTTTTTCATACAAC